TATTTAAGAACTGCAGAGTATGGCTATTACACCCACCCTGAGTATGTGTATGCCTCGTTATTGATATCTGCAAACTGTTTTGAGATACAAAAAAATAGACAAGCCACAGTGCAAAACTTATTTTTAAAAGCAGCGGCATATCAGCCAGGACGACCAGAGGCGTGGTTCTTACTTTCTCGATATAGTGAACGCAATAAGAATTGGCAGGAGGCTTACACGTATGCAGAGACTGGCCTCTATAAGTTATCGGGCAATCACGCACCACTTCCTATTGGTGTGGATTACCCAGGAGATTTTTGTTTAACATTTGAAAAGGCTGTATGTGCTTGGTGGGTAGGACGCCAAGATGAAAGTCAAGAGTTATTTACTAAACTATCTAAAATGGCTTTGCCACTAGAGTACGCCACTACAGTAAAAAGTAACTTAGATTTTATGGGCATAGGGCAAGAGGTAGTTGAATCTCATTACGATAAATATCTTAATGATGGCTTTACTAAAGTTGCTGGATGGGTGGTACAGACCCTGCCAGAGTTTATGAAAGTCCTTAATGTAGATTGGAACAAAGAAGGTGGCGTTGCAGAAATTGGCGTTTATATGGGGCGCTTTTTCCTTCTTCTTAGAAATATGATTGATACTCTAGAACCTTCTTACGCCATAGATATCTTTGAAGACCAGCACCTCAATAGTGATAGTAATGGCGGTCAGGGCTCCACAGATATCTTTATTGAAAATTTAAAGCGCTACGATAATTTTGGCGGAGATAAAGTACTCATTGTTAAAGGAGACTCTACCTCTGGAAAAATTAAAGCACATCTAGATACTACAATCCCTGCTGGCTCTATTAGATATTTCTCTATAGATGGTGGTCACACAAAGACCCACACACTCAATGATTTAAAATTGGCGGAAAAATACATCAGTGATACGGGTATCGTCATACTCGATGACATCACCCACCCACACTGGCTAGGAGTCATGGATGGCCTGGTTGAGTACCTACGCACCTTCCCAACCCTGGTTCCATTTGCAATTGGGCATAACAAACTCTTCCTTTGCAAGTACCCTTACCATAGCAAGTATCTGGAAGTAGTAGAAAAAAGCGCCTTTGGAATTGAACTAGTTACCTTTATGGGATACCAGTTATGGGTCTCAGAAAGAGTTTATATCCAGTAAGTTTTACCCCTACAACCCATCAGTTATAGGGCATACTTTCACTATCCCCTTCGAAGGAGTTTATTTTGGCAACAGCATACAAGACAATTGCTCAAGCAGCACCAGCGGCAACTACTCTTACAACACTTTATACAGTCCCATCATCAACCTCAGCCGTGGTATCAACAATCATCATCTGTAACCAGGCAGCCACCTCCGCCACCTACCGCATTGCGGTAAGTCCAGCAGGAGCAGCAGCAGAGGCAAAGCACTACATCGTCTACGGTGCCACAGTTGCAGCCTCTGATACAACTGCTCTTACTCTTGGAGTGACGTTAGCAACTACAGACGTAGTTCGTGTGTACGCTTCATCTGCTACTCTTTCATTCTCACTATTTGGCAGCGAAATTTCCTAATTAACTAGTTAGAGGTATATCAAGTGACTATCACTAACAAGGTTTCATTAAAGAGCGTCATGGCGGGTAACACGCCTATTGCTGACGTTCCAAATGCTCCTACCATTGGTACTGCTACTGCAGGACAAGTCTCTGCTTCAGTAACGTTTACAGCCGCTACTACTGGTGGTGCTGTAACAACTTTTACTGCAACTAGCACACCTGGTTCTATTACAGGTACCTCTGCTACATCTCCTATTACAGTTTCTGGGTTAACAGCAGGTACTGCATATACATTTAAAGTAAAAGGAACTAATTCAACTGCTACTGGACCAGAGTCTGCGGCGAGCAACTCTGTAACTCCAACTCCTGCCACTGTTGAAGTACTTGTAGTTGCGGGTGGCGGCGGCGGAGGCGGTGCAAACATCGGTGGTGGTGGTGGTGCTGGAGGTTATCGTTACAATGCTACATTTACACAGCCCGTTGGTTCATTTACAGTAACAGTAGGTGCTGGTGGAACAAGAGGTGGTCCTGCCGTGGCTGGAACTGCAGCAACTAACGGAATTGCTTCTGTATTCTCAACTATTTCATCCACAGGCGGAGGTCGTGGCGGTGGTGGCTCATCAGGTGAAACTCCACAAAGTGGTGGTTCAGGTGGTGGCTCTAACTATGGTGGCACTCCAGGTAGTGGTAATGCTGGTTCTTATTCTCCAGTAGAAGGTTATGCTGGTGGTAACTCTAAGGCAACAGGTCCATACCCAGCAGGCGGTGGCGGCGGAGCAAGTGCTGTAGGTAACGACTGGGGTGGCAGTACAGGCGGCTCTGGTGGTAACGGCGTTGCATCATCTATTACTGGTTCTTCTGTAACTCGTGGCGGAGGTGGAGGTGGTTCTGCCTACGCTCCAGAAGGTGGCTCTGCTGCTGGTGGTGGTTCGGGCGGTGGCGGTGCTGGAAATGTTGGCTCAGCAACTGCTGGTGATGCTAATACGGGAGGCGGTGGGGGCGGTTCAGGAGGCGGTAACGCTTATGGTCAGTACTCAGGCGCAGGCGGAAGCGGTGTTGTGATTCTTGCTTACCCTACTACTACAGCCGCTCTTACTTCTATTGGTGCTGGTCTTACATATACTGTAAGCACAGCAACTCGTTCAGGTTATAGAGTCTACACATTTACAGCAGGAACAGGGTTGGTGAGTTTCTAATGGCTCATTACGCATTTATTAAAGATGGAATTGTCACAGAAGTAATTGTTGGAAAAAATGAAACAGAACTTCTTGATGGTTTGACACCTGAAGAATGGTATGGAAATTTCCGTGGTCAAGTTTGTAAAAGAACTTCTTACAACACTCTTGGAAATGTTCATTTGCTTGGTGGAACTCCTTATAGGTTTAATTACGCTGGAGTTGGGTATACATTTGATGAAGAAAAAGGAGAAGACGGTGCTTTTATTGCCCCTCAACCTTATCCTTCTTGGATTTTAAATGAAGAAACTTGTGTTTGGGAAGCACCTGTAGCCATAACTGACCACAGTAAACTACAAGTTTGGGATGAATCTAGCCTTTCATGGGTTGTTAGATAGTCTGGTAGTATCGTCGCATGACGTTAAAAATTGAGTTTGTTGCTTTACACGAATTATCTCACTACCCACCTGTACCTGCTAAACATGTTATGCCAGAATGGTACAAACATATTGATTCATACATTGGCGGAAAAAAAACTGTTAAACAAAACTCTAATGTGGGAGAATCAACAGCAAAGAAATGTATGCCATTATTTGATGCAATGACTGCAGGATATATTATGTTTACACAAGTAGATTATTTCTTTAAAATTGATGAGTTTGGAAGACAAGTTTACAACTATGCTAATTCTACAAAAGAGTGGATTCCCATGAGTGTTCACCACCCAGAGACAGTTGGTAAATATCCAAATTTAATTTCTCCTGCTTATAGGGTAAATAGCCCTTGGACAATTAAAACCCCAAAAGGATATTCAATTACAGTTATTAATCCGTTGCACAGAGATAACTCTCCAATTAAAATTTTTGAAGCCATAGTAGATACAGATAACCACCCAAGTCCGTTAAACTTCCCATTTACTTTGTCTGAACCAAATTTTGAAGGTTTGATACCCGCTGGTACCGCAATTGCTCAAATAATTCCCTTTAAGAGGGAAAATTGGCAGATGAATACCCATGACTTAGGCAGTCCTTTGCAAGTACACTTCTCTAAAGAAGACAAAAAAACTCACTCTGTATTTTGGAACTTTTATAGGGATAAAATATGGGATAGAAAACACTTTAATTAAGTAGGTAATCCTCTTATTATTAAGACCTTTTTTATTTGTATTGATAGGAGACAATAGGCAACATGGCTAATATCAAGAGAGCGAATACGTCAGGTATCACCAAGAGCGGTGCTGCTATCTCTGACGTACCTGATGCTCCTACCATTGGCGCTGTAACAGATACCGCTGCTGGAGGTACAGTCACTGTCGCCTATACAGCAGCAGCAACAGGTGGAGCGGTCACTACCTTTACCGCTACCTCTACCCCTGGCTCTTTAACAGGTACAGGAACTTCTCCTATTACAGTTTCGGGCTTGACAGATGGTACTGCTTATACATTCAAGGTCAAGGGAACCAACTCAACAGCCACAGGGCCAGAGTCTGCTGCATCATCTTCTGTAACTCCTACAAGTTTTCTTGTTGGTGCCTATGACTCTATTGCTACTACTACGTTGAGTAGTTCAGCATCTAGCGTTACTTTTAGCAGCATCCCTGCTACTTATACGCACCTGCAACTTAGATATATTGCTCGTTCAAGTAGAACGCAAACCCAAGGATACATAGTGACAAGGTTTAATGGTGATAGTGGAACTAATTATTCAAGGCACACGGTTGAAGGAGATGGTGCTGCAGCAGAGTCATATGCAGAGTCTACAGTTTCTTATGGTTCTCTATATCAAATTTCTGCTGCAAGTAATACCGCAAGTATATTTGGTGCAGGTGTGGTAGATATTTTAGATTATGCCAATACTAATAAATATAAAACACTTCGCGCTGCAACAGGAGATGATAAAAATGGTTCAGGTAGGGTATATTTAACATCTGGTCTTTGGCGAAATACGGCTGCAATCACTTCAATAGTTTTTACAGAATATAATGGTTTTAATTTTGAGCAATACTCATCATTTGCGCTTTACGGAATTAAGGGGGCATAACAATGGCCGCAGGCAACACCTACGTAGCGTTAGCAACTAACACACTATCCTCAACGGCAGCCTCAGTTACTTTCTCTAGCATCTCAGGGGCTTATACGGATTTGGTATTAGTAGTAAGGGCCAAAGTGGGTGCCAGTACCCAAAATAATTATTTAACAATAGGTAATGGCACAGTAGATACAGGTGCAAATTATTCTAGAACCAGATTAGCAGGTGACGGAACTTCAGCCCTTTCTGCCAGAAATACTGCACAAACAGGTGCTTATTTAGATTCTTATGGTGATACCAATAGCACTGAATTTGATAGTGTGCAATTTGCACATATTATGAATTACTCAAATACAACAACATACAAAACAATACTATGTAGGGCAAACAGGGCAGGTCTTGGTGTTGATGCTATTGTAAATCTTTGGCGTTCAACGGCTGCAATAAATATAATCACAGTTAATAGTGCTGGAACATATGCAGTTGGCTCAACCTTCTCTCTATACGGAATCGCGGCGGCATAGACTATGGCAGCAAATTATGTTTTATTAGAAAAGATTACAGTCGGCGCAGCAGGTGCATCCAGCGTTACATTCTCTGGTATCCCACAGACTGGGTACACCGATTTAGTCATTTTATCTTCAACAAGAGATGGTACTAACGCAGATAATAATTCCGAATTTAGAGTAAAATTTAATGGAAGTGCTACTTCATACTCAAATAAATATTTGCAGGGTAATGGTTCAAGTGCAAGTAGCGGTACTTATGGTACTACTTTTCTTTATACGGGTGAAACAGATAGCAATACTGCAACGGCTAGTACTTTTGGCAGTAGCACTATCTATATTCCAAATTACACTTCTGCTAATTACAAATCTGTATCATCTGATTTAACTTCAGAAGAAAACACATCAGTCTCTTATGCAACTTTAACTGCTGGATTATGGTCAAATACCGCAGCCATTACTTCAATTGAATTTACCTGTAATGGTTCCTTTGCCCAGTACTCAACCTTCTACCTATACGGCGTAGCAAAACTAGGCACTACCCCTGCCATTGCTCCATACGCAACAGGTGGCGATACGATTATGACGGACGGTACTTATTGGTACCACACTTTCAAGGCATCAGGAACATTTACTCCTGCGAAGGCGCTGACTGCTGACTACCTTGTAGTTGCAGGCGGTGGCGGTGCAGGCGGCGGTCTTGGAGGCGGTGGCGGTGCTGGTGGCCTTCGTTCAACTGTTACTGCAACAGGTGGGGGTGGTTCATTAGAATCTGCCTTATCTCTTACTGCACAGGCTTACACGGTTACTATTGGCGCAGGCGGAACCAGTACTGGAACTTATACTGCCACCAATGGTTCAAACTCTGTATTTTCTACAATAACAAGCACTGGCGGTGGAAAAAGCGGTGGGTACGGCTCAAATGGTAGTACAGGCGGTTCAGGCGGTGGCGGTGGTTCTACTGCTTCTGGTGGTTCTGGAACCGCTAATCAAGGTTATGCTGGTGGTACTCCTGTTAGTGGTTTTGGCGGTGGCGGTGGTGGTGCAGGTGGTGTAGGTGGAGTTGGAAGCGCTGCAGGAAACACTACTGGTGGTGCTGGTGGAGTTGGTGTGACGTCTTCTATAAGTGGCTCTTCTACTACTTACGCAGGTGGCGGTGGCGGTGGCGTCTCGGCTACTGGTTCAACTCCTGGTACGGGTGGAACAGGTGGAGGCGGTCAAGGAGGAAATCGTAATAGCGCTGATGCTGTTGCTGGAACTGCTAATACTGGCGGAGGTGGCGGTGGTGGTTCGTCAGGAAACCTCGATAGTCCTGGCGCAGCAGGCGGTTCAGGTATTGTTATTGTGAGGTATGCAGTATGAGTCATTTTGCAGAGATAGATAACAACAATGTAGTCCTACGTGTACTAGTAGTTCCTGATGTCCAAGAGCATCGTGGTAATGAGTTCCTCTCTATGGACTTAGGTCTAGGTGGTCGTTGGTATAAGACTTCCTATAACACTATTGGTGGAGTTCATCAATTAGGTGGGAACCCTTACCGCAAAAATTTTGCGGGAATCGGATATACTTTTGATAGAAATCGTCAGGCGTTTATTCCACCTAAGTGCCATGAAGAAGCAGTGTTAGATGAGGCAACCTGCCTTTGGATTTGCAATAACGAAGAACATACAATCAAGGAGATAAACTAATGTCAGAGACACTAACAAAGATAATCGTAGATTGCTCAACTGGTGTAGTGGCAGAAGTGCCACTAACAGGTGAAGAGATTGCACAGCGTGAGACTGATGCTGCGGCATTTGCCGTAGAGCAGGCAGCACGAGAAGAAGAAGCAGCAGCAAAGGCAGCACTGAAGGAATCAGCAAAGGCTAAGTTAGTCGCTGGTACTCCATTGACTGCAGAAGAAGCAGCCGTTCTCGTCATTTAATTTTGCCCCAAATATTTAAGGAGTACCGTGTCAGTTCGTAGAGCACAAGATGAGCGCATTGAGGGCACCCCTGATGGTCTTACTGCTGTCACGGAGATATCCGATGTGCCAGATGCGCCTACCATTGGTACTGTAACAGTTACTAACGGTACTACCGTTTCTATTCCCTTTACTGCAGCGGCTACTGGTGGAACACCTACTTCATATACGGTTGCGGCAACTCCTTCTGTTGGAGATATTTCTACTAATGCTGGAACTACTTCTCCAAGAACTGCTACTGGTACATTTGTTGCTAATACTGCTTATACATTTACAATTCGTGGCGGTAATTCAACTGCTACTGGTGCTATCTCATCTTCTTCTAACTCTGTAACTCCATTAGTAACTATTACTGCTAACTACCTTGTGGTTGCTGGAGGAGGTGCTGGAGGACCATACGGTGGCGGAGGTGGCGGAGGTTTACGCTCTACTGTTACAGCAACTGGTGGTGGTGGAACTTTAGAAACTGCGTTAAGTTTATTAACTAATACGGAATACACAGTAACCGTTGGTGCTGGTGGTGTCTCATACATTGGAGACGATATAAACAGAGGTAACAATGGAAATGATTCAATCATTTCTGGAACTGGAATAACAACCGTAACTGCAACAGGTGGCGGTGCTGGTGGTTCATCTAGAAGTGACGGTTTTCAATCGGGTGGTAATGGTGGCTCAGGTGGCGGTGGTGGCTCAATGTCTACATCGCCTTTCACTTCTGGCACTGGAGGTACTGGAACTGCAAATCAAGGTTACGCAGGTGCTTTAGGTTCTAATGGTGCTGCTGGTGGCGGAGGTGGCGGTGGCGCTGGTGCCGTAGGAACTAGAGGAACAGGAGCAGTTGGCGGTAATGGTGGTGCGGGTGTAGCAGTTTCTATTTCAGGTTCATCAGTTACTTATGCTGGCGGTGGTGGAGGCGGTAGTACGACTGCTGGCACAGGTGGTTCAGGTGGCGGTGGAGCAGGTAGTACAGGAAATACGGGAACTGCTGGAACTGCAAATCTTGGCGGTGGCGGTGGCGGAAGCAATAAAGGTTCAGGAAGTGTTGGACCTGCTTTTGGTGGTTCAGGCGTAGTTATACTTTCATATAGCGGTACACAACAAGCAAGTGGCGGTAATACAATTACATCTTCGGGTGGTAATACGATTCACACATTTAACAGTAGCGGAGTATTAAATACAACCGCTACCTATGTTGCTAAAGCAACGGGTGGAACTGTAAATACAGATGGCACTTATTGGTTCCACACATTTACGGGTTCTGGCACTTTTGTACCTGCATCAACTTTATCTTGCGATATTTTAGTTGTTGCTGGTGGAGGAAGCGGAGGATTTTGGCCTGGTCTTGGTGGCGGTGGTGGTGCGGGTGGTTTATTAGTTCACACATCACAAAGCGTTTCTACTTCAACGGCTGTTGTAGTTGGTGCTGGCGGTATTCACGCTAGAGGCGTAGGTGTAAGTGGTAACAATTCACAATTTGGTGCTTTAACTGCATCTGTTGGCGGCGGCGGTGGCGGTTCCTACCAGCAAGGTACCAATACTGTTGGATTTAATGGCGGTTCAGGCGGTGGCGGTGGTGCTGGCTTTAGCGTTGTGGGAGGTGGTACTGGCACTAGCGGTCAAGGTAGTGCAGGTGGTTCATCTTCAAGCGGTTCTCCTGGTTCTGCAGGTGGTGGCGGTGGTGCTGGTGGTGTAGGCGCAGCAGCCCCTTCTTCCAGTACTGGTGGTGCTGGTGGTGTTGGTGTTACTAGCGCATTTATGAACACTATTGGTTCTGCTACGGGTAAAGGTCAATTAAGTGGTGGCAATTATTACTTTGCAGGTGGTGGTGGCGGTGGTGGCGCTGTTACTGCAGGTGGTGCTGGTGGTTTAGGCGGTGGCGGTGCTGGAACTATTGGTTCAGATGGCAATAACGGAACTGCAAACACTGGCGGTGGCGGCGGTGGTTCATTGATTAACTATTACAGTATGTCAGGTTCGGCTAATGGCGCTGGTGGTTCAGGTATTGTTGTTGTACGATATGCAGTCTAACTAGGGAGCAATAAATGGCAAAAACAAATAATGTTACAAAAATAAAAGAAGAAAAGATTAATAAGTGTTTTACTTTTGGAGTCACAATGGTTGTTCAAATCATTGCTGAAACTGAAGCGGAAGCAGAAGCAAAGTTAGATAAAGAAGGTGGAATAGTGACACGGAGAGAAGTAACTCTTTTTGACACATTGTCACTTTACAATGGATTGGAGAAAAAGTAATGGGTCACTACGCAAAAGTAGAAGATGGAGTTGTCACGCAAGTAATTGTGGCTGACGGTCCCGATTGGTGTGAACAAAACTTAGGTGGGGAATGGGTACAAACTTCCTACAATACTCGTGGTGGGGTTCACTCAAACGGTAAATTTCCAATCCATAAAAACTATGCTGGTGTTGGATACACCTTTGATGGTATTGGCTTTGCCGCACCTCAACCGTATCCATCTTGGACTAAAAACGCAGAGTCTTACCTGTGGGAAGCACCCGTTGCAAAACCTACAGATGACAAAGAGTATGAGTGGGATGAAGCAACTACCTCTTGGGTAGAAATTACGGCTTAATACTTTTTTCTTAGAAACGATAGGGGACAATAACCACTATGCGTGGAACTAAAGTACAAGGTCGTTTCAAGATAGATTTTGAAAACAAGTCAATTAATGAGGGCGTTGTAGACGAACTTCGTGACCCAGTAGGTTCTATTGTTGACTGGTGGGTTTGGGACGCAACTTATATGTCCACTAACCCTACAGATGTCTATGACGATACCTATGACGTATCTAGCCAGACTCCTGGCAAAGGACGTAGATGGAAAGACTCACTTGAAGTGCCCGTTATTATGGCGCAACAACTTCGTGGTACTAACGTGATGAATGAGCGTGGTTGGTACACCACGGATACTTTGCGCCTTGTTATCTCTGTAGCAGATGCTGAGAGGCTTCTACCAGCCCTTCTGACAGACCCTAACCTTCACATTAAAGACCGTATTGTATTCCAAAATGAAGTCTTTGTTCCTACACGAGTTTTACCTCGCGGTCGCTATGCAAATAACTACGCAGTCGTTACAATTGACTGCAACCAGGTCAATAGCGAAGAACTCGTTAACGACCCACAGTTCCTTAACTTTGCAGATTTAAACAACCAAACAGTTACCTATGGCTACGGCAACGGCGCTTATGGTACAGAACCTTACGGAGTGTAAATGACAGTCGTATTGCCTAATAGTGGAGATAGAAATTGGAGTACCCGTTTAAACACTGCTATCTCTGGAATTGATACAAGAGTTACAACCCTTGAGTCAAAACTTATTCCACAGCAGTTAAAGACTGCACCAACTACATATTCTCTTGCGCTCACAGATGCGGGAAAACATATTTACGCCTCTGGTACTGGGCTTGTTCAGGTTACTATTCCTAGCAATACCTCTGCTGCTTTTGTTATTGGAACTATCGTACGGTTAGTAACCTCTGATACTGCAACACTACGGATAAGCAGAACAAACACTTCTACTACAACCTTAGTTTGTGAAGGACTTGCCAGTAATCAAACGTATAATATTTCAGCCAATCGTATTGTTACCCTATTAAAAGTGGGCGCAGAACGTTGGATTCTTTCAGGAACTGGACTAACCGTTAACTAAAAGGAGATGTAAGTGGAAGACTTTGAAGCAGAAATTGACCCTTCACTGTTTGAAGAAGAGTTTGAAGATGTAGAATTAGAAGAGTTTGATGACCATGCATTTGACGAAGATGACCTAGAGGAAGAAGAAGAATAATGGCAACTCCAAAACCTAAGATGGGTAACGGTAAGGTAGAAAAAGTTATGAAGTCTCATAAAGAAGGCAAACTATCTCCTAAGCAAAAGAAAATTGCTGGTGCCGCTAAACCTTCAAATAAAATTACTGGAGATGATTTCAAGGCTCTAAAGAAAAAGAAAAAGAAAATGATTTAATGGCAAAAACAATTAAAGCAGATGGTGAAAAACATACCATTAAGAAGAATAAAAAGGGCGACATTATTGTTGACCACGCTGGTAACAAAGGCCCTTACGATAAAATTAATTTAACTAAGAAGGCTGGCGCTAAGACAGTAAAGCAAGGCGTTGCCGCCACAAAAAAATGGCACTCAACTCACAGTTCTAATCGAGGTAAGTAATGGCTGCTGCAAAGAAATCAAAGGTTAACGAGGCTGGTAACTACACTAAGCCTGGTATGCGTGCCTCACTTTTTAAGAAGATTAAGGCTGGTTCTAAAGGTGGAGACCCTGGAGAATGGAGCGCGAGAAAAGCACAACTTCTTGCTGCTGAGTACAAGAAGTCTGGCGGAGGGTACAAAAACTAATGGCTCTTGCTAAACCTCAACGGTCCCTTAAGAAGTGGGGCGATGAAAAATGGCGCACTTCAGATGGAAAAGAATCAAAGGGCAAAAAACGTTACTTACCTGACAAAGCATGGGATGTTTTATCTCCTTCAGAAAAGGCTGCGACCAACAAGGCTAAGGCTAAAGGTAATAAAAAGGGCAAGCAGTTTGTTGAACAACCTAAAAAAATTGCAAAGAAAACCGCTAACTACCGATAGGAGAAAGACATGTGCGCTAAGTGCGGATGTGGATGTAAGGCTGGTAAGCCAGCAAAGGGATGTAAGTGCACTTGTGCAACTTGCAAGAGCGCTAAGAAGGGTAAGAAGTAATGGCAAAGATGACTGATAAGAAACAAGATGCTAAGGTCATGAAAGGTATGACTGCAGCACAGAAGAAGAAGTTTGCCAAGGCTGATAAGGCCATGGACAAGAAGAAGCCATCTCGCAAAGAAGATGAGAAGATGGACAAGGCGTTAGCCAAAAAAATTAAAAAGAAGTAAGAGATTGCCCCACAATTGTGGGGCTTTTTCTTTATCATTGCTTTATCAGTAACCCGCTGCGGGCCTGTGTAGTCCCACTACTTGCGCTTTTTAAAGGGGTTTATTCATGCTATCTACACCTGCCTTAAAGGTGATTGAGTAATGAATCATATCCATAGCGCCGTAGAGCACGCAGCCAAACAAACCAGTCGTTACATGACTGGGCAACTTCGTAGAGAAGCAAGAGCAAGCGGATGGCCTCGCCACGTTGTTGGTAACATGGGCGTTGTCTACAATGACAAAAAACTTGAAGTTCACATTCATGACAATCACCTTGCTGAAGCCCATGACCTTGAATACGGCACTACAACCAGCCGTCCTACCGCTGCTATTCGCCGCTCTACAAACCGCACTCAAGATGCTGATGCCTTCTTTATGAAGACCCTGCATAAAGTAATAGGTGAACTATGACATTTATTCTTTCTGAAGATAAGGCTCTTCGTGACCTTCTTAAGGGCATGAAAGTAACTGACCAAAAGACGTTAGACGATGGTGGAAACGCTACTCGTAACGTAGATGTGTGGTTTGGTCAACCTGACCAAGAACCACGTAACCAGTCATACCCATACATTGTTATTGACATGATTGATATTGCTGAAGACATTATGCGTGCAGCACGTGGAATGGTAAAACCTAATTATTTGCCTGACCCAGAAACTATGCCTGGTGTTCAAGAAGGCGATGACCCAACAGCCTATGACCCAGAAACAAACAGTTGGATGATTCACTGGCCTATTCCAGTAAATATTGATTACCAAATAACTACATACGCCCGTCAACCACGGCATGACCGTGAATTGTTGGCGCAACTTATGTATACAAGACTTCCTCTTCGATTCGGGATTCTCGAACCTGATGATGGAACTGTTCGTCGCTTAGATGTCTTAGACATTTCTAAGAGAGACGTAACAGAGCAAGGAAAGCGTTTGTTCGTAAATGCCTTCACAGTGCGTGTCTCATCCGAGATAGCACCCGAAATATACAACCAAGTATACAAAGCGCTACAAGTATCCGTTACAAGCACAACTGACAACCCCATTCTTGGGCGTGGTGAGTTTACTGCTATTGACCCGTTCACTATTTCGCAACCATAAGGTCCCCCTTACCCAACTAGTTAGGAGAAGAAATGGCATATAGCCGCCCAGGTGTTTACATCAGTGAACGCCTTCTTCCGCCTGTTCTTACAGGAGGAGTCACAGCAAATGCTGCTGGCGCCGTTGTTGCACCTTTTGCACAAGGCCCAGAAACAGTAACGCTTGTTAACTCTTGGTATGAATTTACCAAGTATTTTGGAGGCTACAACGCTTCCTACCCAGCCACCTTCCAAGTTGGCGCATATTTTGCAAACGGTGGCAAAGAACTTTATGTTCAACGCCTTCTTAAATCAGACGCTGTTGCTGCATCAGTATCTTTAGTAGATTCAGGTAGCACAGCACGAGTAACTGTTACATCTAAAAATGCTGGAACAGATGGAAACAACCTTCGTGTAGTAGTTACTGCAGGTTCTGTTGCAAGCACATACACACTGGCTCTTTACAAAGAATCAGGTGTTGCAAATAGCATTACTGACGATATTCTTTTAGAAAGTTATGAAAACGTTGTATTTGACGATGCAACATCAAGTGACTTTGGTCCAACTGTAATTAATACTGTTTCTCCAAATATTTCAGTTGCTGTTATTGCTGGTTATGCTGGTCAAGGTATAGTAAGTACTACCTATCCATTAACAAGTGGAACAAATGGCACAACAGCAACATCTACTGATTACACAAACTACAAGGCTAGTGGAAGTTCAGTTTTTGCACGTTTCTCACCTCTAGACCGTCCTCTTGTTATATTCCTTCCAGGAATTTGGGCAGCACTTTCTTCTGGTGAAGTTGCAGTAATTGATGCCGCTACTTCATGGGCAGAATCAAACAATGGTTTTGTTGTTATTGAAACAGCAGAAGCCCTAACTGTTGCTAACGCAATTTCAGCGGCAGGAAGTTTGACTGACACCAGTTTTGGCGCTGTCTACTATCCACACGTGTACATTGCAGACCCAGTAGGTCGTGGAACAGGTTCACTTCGTCTTATTGGACCATCTGGTGCAGTTGCAGGTCTTTACATGGCAACAGATGCAAGCCGTGGTGTCTTTAAGGCTCCAGCAGGTATCCAAACAACTGTTGCAAATGTAGTGGCTGTAGAAAAGTCATTTACATCAACAGAACTAGATTCAATGAATGCAAGCACATCTCCAGTAAACCCACTTCGCCAGATTCCTGGTGCAGGCCTTTCTGTTATGGGTGCTCGTACATTAAAGCAAGATGGAACAGCGAACAAGTACGTAAATATGCGTCGCTCACTCATCTATATTCGCAAGCAACTCAAGAACAACACAGAGTTTGCTATTTTTGAAAATAACGATGAAGCACTATGGTCACGTATCCGTAGCGCTCTTAATGTGTTTCTTTCTGAGTACAAAAACCAAGGCGGACTTCGTGGAACAACTAATGCTCAGGCTTTCTTCATCAAGTGTGATGCAGAAAACAACACAGCAACCACAATCGCTAACGGAGAAGTACACATCCAAGTTGGTGTTGCTCTTCAATACCCATCAGAGTTTATTGTCATTGACTTAAGTCAAAAGACAATTAACTAGGCCGAAGGAGAAAATATACAATGGCAATCGTAAATCCACGTTCAGGGTTAACTACTGACCCAGTACGTAACTTTAGGTTCTTAGTAACCTTTCAACCACAGGACACTTCAAACACCGCACTTGGTACAAAGACCATTCCAATGGGCTTTACATCAGTGTCAGGACTTGCCGTGACTACAGACTCAATCCCTTACCGTGAAGGTGGATACAACACCACTGTTCACCAGATTCCTGGTCAAACCTCATTCACACCGTTGACTCTTCAACGTGGTGTGATTCTTGGTACAAGCCAGAATTGGGATTGGATGAAGCAATTATTTGCAACAGTTCAGGCTGGCGGTTCAACTTTGGACTCAGGCAAGAACTTCCGTTGTGACCTTGAAATTGCAGTTCTTAACCACCCAGTCCCATCATCTGGAACTGGCGGAGGAACAGCAGGAACAACTTCAACAGATGAAGTTGCAATGCGCTTTAAGGTCTACAACGCATGGCCTACAACAGTGGCATACTCCGACTTAAACGCTGGAGATAACGCACTCTATGTTGAGCAAATGACCCTCGTACACGAAGGTTTTGACCTCAAGTGGGGTAAGTACAATGACACTACAAAGGCGTTTGAAAACGCAGCAGCGTTCTAATCTAACAAAGGACTAACATGACGAACACAATTAGTGCAGCGGCTAATCCCGCAATGGCAAACAAAGCCGTACAAGAAGCAATGGCTGAAAAGCCACAAGAAATAGAAATTCGCATTACCTCTCCTTCGGACACAGTAGTTAACCTTCCTGGCGGATACATAACATCCGCTGGGGAGGTTGCTACCGAAGCAGAAGTACGTGAACTAAACGGTCGTGACGAAGAAGAAATTTCAAAAGCAAGCACTCTAGGTAAAGCGCTATTAACAATTTTAAAGCGTGGAACTGTACGTATTGGTAATGAACCAGTAACAGAGCAGATGCTAGACAAACTTCTTTCAGGGGACCGAGACATGCTTCTTCTTGGAATCTTTAGAGCAACATTTGGAAATATTGCACACTTGGGCGGCTATTGCGGCTCATGTGCCGAAACAAAAGATGTTGACGTAGAAATTGATAAGGACATTAAAGTCAAAGTTTTAACAGACCCTCTTAATGACCGTACATTTCTTGTAAAGGGTAAAACCTTAGAGTACACAGTAGAACTACCAACAGGTATTACACAGAAAGAACTGATGCTTAGTGCAGACAAAACAGTCGCTGAACTAAACACTCTTCTTTTAGAACAAACCGTTGTTAAAATTGGAGAAGCCCCAGTAGTCAGTAAGATGCAAGTACAAAACCTTGGACTTACAGACCGTCGCAAAATTGTTGATGAAATCAACAAGCGAGTATGTGGACCACAATTTAATGACTTAACACTTGCTTGCCCAGACTGTGAAGGCGAGGTACAGGTTCCTATTAGTTTAGGTACCTTGTTTCGGTTCTAGTCGAATCTCCTACGCTCAGTTACTTTCTGAGTGGAGAAAACTAACCGAACTTTATACTGGATGGACGTTGACAGAGATACAGGCTCTGTCACCTAGAGAAAGAGACAACTGGTTACAAATACACCAGTTAAAGAGTTAAGGAGATGACATGGGTTACGCCGCAGATGTAAAAGCCTTAACCGCTGACATCTCCAAACTTACCGACCAAATTAACAAAATGCACGTTGCCATTTCATTGGCAGGTAAAGACTCTGTTGGCATTTTTTCTGCTGTACGTGGTGCACTTGGTAATGGTGGTCAACGTGGTAATGGTAGGGCTGGAAACAATCGTCTTGATGCTTCGTTTGGATACTTAAATCCAGCACCACCTGTCACCAGTATGGATGGTGGTGGACAAAGTGGTAAAGGTGGAGGCGGAACACCCGCAAAAACACCTAATGGTGGCGGAGCACAGTTTAGTGCTTTAGCAGGTACCTATGCCCAAATGGGCAAGGTTGGCCTTGCTTCATCTGCTTTGCAAGCGGTGACAACAGTTGGTAGCACTTTATACAACATGGTTCCCGATTCTTCAGGTGTTGTAAATCGTGCTGGTGCTTACTACCAAGCAGCATTACGTTCTCCAGGAATGGGGCGTGCAGGATTAGAGCGTGCAACATTTAGCGCTCTTCGTGGTGGTATTACTAGCGTTGGTTCTGATGCAAACGTTGCAAATATTTTAACTAATGCTGGGTATAACCCAGGAAGCATGGATTACTTGTCTGCAGCCCGACAAGTTCGTGGTGCTGCTACATACCTTGGAATGCAAAACGAAAATGCTGCATCTGCAATTGCTGGTCTTCAAGGTGGTCCAATGGGTGCTAACTTGTACCAATACGGTATTACAACTATGGGCGCCGATGGAAGTTCAAAAAGCGTTGGAGATATTGCTCAACAAATTTATCGTCAAATGTTTCCTAATGGAGCAACCGCAAAGGGCGTTCAAGGAGCAATTCGTAGTGGTTATGCTGGGTTAAACTTGCAGGGCATGGGAATGAACGCTGACCAACAACAGATGATTAGCCAAGCCTTTGTTGACATTGCATCTGGCAAAAATCCAGACCTTGCCTCTGCTAAATCTGCTGCTGGTAATCAAAATCCTTTTGACCCATTATTTCGTGCAAACACTTCCTCAACAATGATTCAAGGTGCTGCAGAAAAAAATACTATATCTGGATTAGGAGCAGCAGCGGGAACAATTGAAACTTTTAACAATTCTATGAAAGATGTAATTGCATCAATGGCATTGTTTAAAGGTTACATGGATGGCCTAAGTGGTAACCCACAAGGTGCTGCCCTTAAAAAAGGCGGTATTCAATTAGGCGGTATATTAAAAAAAGCAGTTGGATTTGGATTAATGGCAACTGGAAATCCAATTGGAATTGCTGCAGGTGCTGCAATTGCTTTGGGTGGAGGTAACCCAGGTTATGGTTCATCTTTTGGTGGACGCAACATGGGTTCAGGGCGTTATTCAAATAGACTTATTACCGCAGGGTACGGTGCTCGTGAAGCGCAAGGTGGAAATTGGAGTAGCACTGGCGGTGTTCACCAAGGAACTGACTACAACGTTGATTCAGGTACATCAGTTATTGCAGTAAAAGATGGTGTTGTTTCAAACACAACTTTAAGTGCTGACTATGGTCAAGCAGTAATTATTGACCATGAGGGTGGTTACTCTTCTCTTTATGCTCACTTAAGCAACAAACAAGTAAGCCCTGGAACTCGCATCATTCAAGGACAAGAAATTGGTAAGTCAGGTAAATCAGGTAATGCTACTGGTCCACACCTTCACTATGAAGTATGGAAAGGACCAAACAATCCAGTAGACCCAGCAGAGTTAAAGGGTGCTGGACTACCCATTGGTGGTGGAGTAAATGCAACTCAAACTATGGGTGTTTCTACTGGAAATGTTCTTGCTGGCGTAGTAAACGCACAAGATATTTTAGGAGGAGTTGCAACAAGTGGCGGTGGCTCAATGTCACTTTCTAAGGGAACTGGAGATAAAAAAACTTGGGCAACACAACTTCTTACAGCCCTTGGTGCTCCCGTAACTGAAGGCAGTATTACTGCTTTAACTACTTGGCAAAGCAGAGAAGGTGGGCATTGGGAAAACAGTGCAAGTTTTAACCCACTTAATACAACTT